AGCCTATTATCGTATGAGCCAGTTGGAATCTATTGAAAACGCTGGAGATACCATCCGTGTTGAAGACTTTAGAACTGGTGAGTCCTTCATTGGACTTATCGAAGAGATGGATTTTAGAAATGCAACACCTTCGGATAAACGCTTTTCGGGTTATGGCGGATTACTACTAGTCACAATTAGGACGGTCTAATGCAGGCACAAGATTATGCAACAGTTGCTGTTGCTCTAATGACAATCATCGGTGGCTTTGCTGGCGCAGTGCGCTGGATGGTTAAGCACTATCTGATTGAACTCAAGAGTAATGGCGGATCGAGTATGCGTGACTCGTTAGACAGACTAGAACAACGTGTTGATGACTTGTACAAGTTAATAGCGGAGAAGTAAATGGGACAGCGTAATCAATTTCTAATGGCTGCTCGTGCTGAGATTGGCACAATAGAGGGTCCAAAGGATAATGAAACAAAGTATGGAGCATTTACCAAGGCAAACTTTAAGCCTTGGTGTGGTTCATTTGTTATGTGGTGCGCCAACGAAGTTGGCTTAAAGATTCCTAACGTAGTCTCTACTACTGACGGAGCGCAGAAGTTCCAAGGAACTGGGCGTTGGGCTAACACAGAAACTGCTAAGCCTGCACCTGGTGATCTGGCTTTCTTTGATTTCGCAGAGGGTGGAAACCCTATTGACCACGTTGGAATTGTTGTCAGAGATAATGGCGATGGAACCATTGTTACTATCGAAGGCAATACATCAGGTGATAAAAAGAAATCTACCAGTGAACGTAACGGTGGAGAAGTAGTCCAGAAGGTTAGGGCTTATCGCACTGATAACAAAAAGGGACTGAAGCTATTTATTGTTGGCTTCGGTAGTCCAAAGTTCAAAGACTAGGAGAACAAATGAACAAAGAGAAGTTAATCGCTATCGCAGGAACTTACCTACGTGCAGGAATTGCGTCAGTAATTGCGCTATGGCTTGCAGGTGTGACAGACCCAAAGGCTCTGGCAACCGCAGGTATCGCAGCTATTGCAGGTCCAGTGCTCAAGGCACTAGATCCAAAATTGGCAGAGTTTGGTCGTGGGTCTAAGTAACCCATCAGCGCGAGGCAAACGAAGAGGCTCACCCCGAAAGGGGTGGGCTTCTTTTTTTATGCCTAAAATATGCCAGAGTTACTATCACCTGATAAGTGAGTCTTGAGCCGGTGGCAGTTAGCACACAAGGTCTGCAAGTTAGCAGGGTCATTGTTCCAACGGTCACCGTCTTTGTGGTCTACATCTAACTGAGAGATGTGTACTGGTATAAACCCACATCCTTGACATTCTGTGCCTTTATGTCTAGCGTATGGATAGACGCTGTTGTTATAGCTTCGCTTCCATACTGTGCGACATCTATATCTACTAGAGAGTGGATTGTTTTTATCTCGTAGCTTCATCTTGGTTGGACCACAAATAGAGCACGTGGCAGTGCGATCTTCTTCGTTATGGTTACTGAGTTTGTGCTGCATCTTTATCTACTGGACAAGGGACAATTACTAGATTGCCACAATTAACACAGGTTGCATCTAAGAAGTACCAGACCAGTTCATAATCTTCAAAGCTGGCTAAGACGTTAAAGACCTGACACCCACAAGTACATACGTGGATGGGTCCTAACTGTCTTAAATCGGCCCCAAAAGGCTCAGGAAGGGCATACCTACGCCATCTAAACGATGGCAGGGTTGGTAGACGGAACCGTAGGGTTACTGTACGGTTACTGTCGGTGCGCCCCTTGAGGGCGCCTGCCCGTTTAATTCGCCTCACGGCTCATATTGTAGCCACTAGTAGGGTGTCGCCTAGTAGCGACACGCCGTTGACTGGTAGGCTGATACCTATGACGACAATCGCGGCGCTGGAATGTATTGATTACGCTGTTCTAGTAGCTGACTCACAGATCACAGAAGATAACTTAGTGACCCTCGCCACTAGTACGCCAAAGATAGTTGAGGTTGGTAAGTATCTCATTGGTCTTTCAGGTGATACTAGGCCAGGCGATATTCTTTCCTACAACTGGAAGCCACCACTGTATAAAGGTGAAGAGCCAGCGCAGTTTATGGGAAAGAAAGTTATACCCAGTATTATCCAAGCATTTACCGACAACAACTACGAGTACAACAAGGTGGACAAAGATGATGGCTTCGATTATCTCATTGCTTTTAACGGTAATATCTTTCGTATTGCTTGTGATCTCTCTTTTTTCCAAGCAAATCACGGAGCGTATGGCATTGGTTCTGGGGGTCAGCTTGCTCTTGGCTACCTGTATTCAATTGTCAAACCTGATATGGACTTAACGTACGCAAAGAGACACGCCCGTAGAGCCGTAGAGATTGCTTCGGTGCTTGACGCCAATACGAACAAGCCCTTACAGTTGGTGGTACAAGAACGATTCTAGGAGGAAGCAATGAGTACACAAACAGACCGTTGGTTGAGAACAGAAGAGGCAGCAGATTACTTATCTGTAAGCATTGGATTTTTGTACAACCGTGCAACAGAAATTGGAATACCACGTGCGAGACTAGGTAAAGGGTATCGTTATCGTATTTCAGATCTTGATGCTTGGATGCTAGGCAAGTCAGAGGAACTTTAATGGAAGATGAAGTTAAATACATTCATATGACAGAAGAATACGCTGCACAGTACTGGCATCAACAAGGTTGGTTAGCGTGCAGACTTGCTTACAAGTTATACAATGATGCACAAGAAGCTGGAGCATTGAAAGTATGACAACATTTCTTATTGGTTTAATGGTTGGAATTATTATTGGCAGAGCATTTGATTTATGGGTGGATTGGAAGTACAAGAAGTGAGTGTTACTGATCCTAAAGAACTGCTACTCAATGCACTTCGTGCAGGCGATGCAAAGCGTTCACGTTCTACACAGGTACAGATTGGTCCATCAGAGGTAGGTGGTTGCCGACGTAAGGTTTGGTACAGACTCAATGACCAACCTGAAACTAATGACAACGAATTAAAACTTGCTGCGATTATGGGTACTGCTATCCACGCAGAAATTGAAAGAGCATTAGCAGATAATCCAGATGTATTAGTAGAAGTTGAAGCTGAATACAATGGAATGAAAGCACACATTGATTGCTTTGTACCTGGTACTGGTGATGTCATTGACTGGAAGACAAGTAAGGTCCGGAACCTTTCTTACTTTCCATCAACACAACAACGGTGGCAAGTACAGCTTTACGGCTACCTCCTAGCTAACAACGGCTATGCGGTCAACCGAGTGTCACTGGTAGCAATTGCCAGGGACGGGGACGAAAGAGATGTCAAGGTTCACACTGAAGACTACAATGAGTCCATTGCACTAGAGGCACTCGGTTGGCTAGCGGCTGTTAAAGAAGCAGCAGAGGCACCAGCACCAGAGAAAGATGCAAGCTACTGTCAGTTCTATTGCAAGTTCTATGACGCAAGTGGGCAGATGGGATGCGTTGGTCTAAAAAAAGAACGTACGTCAGTCAGTGAGGTAATCATTGCTGACGAAGATATTGACAAGAACGCATTGTTATATCTACAGTTAGCAGCACAGATCAAAGAGTTAGAAACACAACAGGATTCTTTGAAGGCATCCTTTGAAGGATTACTAGGTGTTACTAATTCTGGTATCGAAGTCAGTTGGACAACTGTTAAAGGTCGTGAGACAGTTGACAGTACAGAGGTAGAAAAACTATTAGGGTTTGTCCCTAAGAAGGTAGGAGCTGAAAGCCAGCGACTATCAATCAAGCAAAGTGGAGGCAAGTAAATGGCTACAGAAGGAACAAAGTTCCAAATCAATTACAAGTTAAATGATGGAACACTTATCAATCTTTACGCAGCAACAGTTACAGAACTAGAGTCAGGTCTTGCAGATCTTGCAATGAACGCAATGAACATCCGTGCAACTGGAGCAGAACTATCAGGTGGTCAAGCAGCACCAGCAGCAGCACCAACAGTTGCAGCAGTAGCGCAGCAGTTCAATGCAACACCAGTAGCTGCACCTGCACCATCAGGTGGTGCTAATACTTGCCGTCACGGTGCAATGACACTACGTTCAGGTGTAGGACAAAAGGGTCCGTGGTCAGGTTATATGTGTGCAGCACCCAAGGGTGCGCCAGATAAGTGCGACACTATCTGGGTTCGATAACTAATGCGGGAGCCAAGTCAATACGAAGCTCCTAGTTGTGCAACTATCGGTGGGGACTTTTGGTTTCCCGATAATGAATCTGGTATCCCTGGCGCATCTACGGTTGATGCTACCTTTGCAAAGAACATCTGCAATAGATGTCCTCACCGCAGAGAGTGTGCTGAATGGGGTATTAAGAACGAGGCTCACGGTATCTGGGGCGGTCTGACGATTAGAGATCGTCAACGCATCAGGCGTGAGCGAGGAATCAAAATCTATCAGGAGGACGACGTTGCTTAATCTTTCCCGCGCTTGGAGTGGAGTGCTTACCAAAGCAACACCGCTACCTGATGTGTGGAATGGGTTAGCAGTAAAGGGTATTAAGTTTCGCAGAGGCCAGGTATGTATGGTAGCTGCTGCACCTAATGCTGGTAAGTCTATGTTCGCCCTGATCTATGCAATCAAAGCCAAGGTTCCTACGCTTTTCTTCTCCGCAGATACTGATACCACTACTGTAATGATGAGGTCTGTATCGCATCTATCAGGTCACTCACAAGTGACAGTCGAAGCAAACCTGTCAAACGATAGCCAGTATTACAATGCACACTTAGACAAACTTTCACACATCAAGTGGGTCTTTGATTCTTCTCCAAACATTGATGACTTGGAGTTAGAGATCAGGGCCTACGTTGAACTCTATGGACAGCCACCTGAGTTGATAGTCATTGATAATCTAATGAACATCACCGCCGAGACGGACAACGAATGGGCAGGACTGAGAGCAATTATGATGGAGCTTCACGATATGGCACGCAAAACTGAGGCCTGTGTGATGGTGCTCCACCACGTATCAGAACAGTCAGAGTATGGGTCACCTAGTAACCCACCTCATCGCAGAGCAATTCACGGAAAGGTCAGTCAGTTACCTGCACTGATACTTACACTGGGCTATGACCCATCGCAAGGAATACTCAAGGTTGCACCAGTCAAGAATAGATTTGGCGCACACACTGCTGACGGAAGCAAGTATGCACAGCTACTGGTAAACTATGCAGCAGTACAGATATCAGACCAGAACGAGTTTGGTTGGATGTTACGCAAGGACACAATTGCAGGATACCAAGGAGGATACAATGTCTAAGGATGAGCAGATGCACCACGTGCCAGAAAAAAACAAAAAAGAAAAGACAGAAGTTTCAGAACTAAAGAATAGTTACCGAGATGGTCTAAGGCTTGATGCACTCAGTGAAGGCATACGCACACTGCAAGCAGAACTTGATACCATCAAGGTAGACCTAACCAACTTCGTTGGTGCATTGCTACAGTCTGGTGTTGTCGAGTTAGTTAAAGATGAAGAAGGCAACATCATCTATAAGATCAACAAGGTTGTATTGGTAGATGAGTCAGTACAACAAGACTAAAGGTTCTCAGTTTGAGACAGATGTAATGAAGTGGCTTCGACGTGCTGGAGTCATAGCAGAACGTCTGACTAAAGCTGGGGCAAAGGATGAGGGCGACATCGTAACTGTTATCGCGGGAGAAACCTATATCCTTGAACTCAAGAACAGGGCAACCCTATCGTTGCCTGAGTTCTGGAGAGAAGCACAAGTTGAGGCGCTTAACTATGCAAAGGCTAGAGGTATTGGGGAAGTCCCTCTTT